AATGGGAACTCAAGAATACGCTGCTCAAGGATGGCGAACCTGGCATCGAAGAGCTTGAGGATGGATCCTTTAGCCTTAAGATTGGTGATGGGATAACCAACTGGAACGACCTTCCGTACTTTATTGATTCTGGGGGAGTGGCGGGCCCTCCAGGACCACAGGGTCCTCCTGGTCCGACAGGTCCTACTGGGCCGACTGGTCCCACCGGCGCAACGGGTGCCACCGGAGCTCAAGGCCCCCAAGGTATCCAAGGCAACACCGGTACTCAAGGGATTCAGGGTATTCAAGGTCCTCCTGGTGCCGATGGAGCGGATGGTGAAGACGGTACAGTCCCAACCAACGCGATGCTGGCCTTCAAGTGGAATGGCTCGGCATATGTCGCGTCTGTCAGCGCTGGTCATTATGTTGGGCCCACCGATCCTGGATCTGTTCCTGACGGTTCGATCTGGGATCAGACGCCATGACCGTTCGCCACTTTGACGGTATTGACGATAAGATTACGGCGGAACCGTTGTCTCCGCGGTTTCAAGGCGAAGGAACTCTTGCTGCGATATGGCGTGCTTCCGATGGTGGAAACCATGGAATCGTTAGTGGCGAAAGCACCGGTGGTTTTGAGCGTTGGAGCATGCTTCCTGTAGGTGGTGACGAAGTTTATATTGACTATAGCGGTTTCGCAGCGGTTCAAGCATGGTCTGCGAATCAATGGTATTTGACGGTCGTTACCAAGGCGGCTGGGAGTTCTGCGGTTCGTCAACATTCGGTTCCATATTCTAGTGGTGTATGGACTCATGCTAATCGAGGAACGGTTAACGACGAGACAGGCACTGGCCATATTGCTACTCATTTTGGTTGGGCTCTCGGCAATAACTTCTTTCTCGAGGGCGAACTCGCAGTAGTTGGTGTTTGGGTCGGAACGCAGCTTAGCGATGCTCAATGCGAAGATCTAGAATTCGAGCTGGCGAACTGGCTCACAGTACCTCCAACAGGACTTTGGGCGTTTGACCAAGCGTCAACGAGCGATCCGGTTTTGGATCTGTCTGGTAACGGTTTCGATCAGACGGCCATAGTTGGTACTACGGTACTTACTGGAGATGATCCTCCGGGGTTTAACTTCTCCTTGTCTTCGGATACCAGATTCTATCGCGATGGTGGAGTTTGGGTTCCTGTTACTCGTCATGTCCGTCAAGCTGGTGCGTGGGTAGCCCTTTAAAGGAGGTGTAGTGGCTGAGGTTACGATCGTATTCATTCCAGAAGAAGACGACATTGTGTGGAGAATTTCAAGCGAGAAAGTTCCCCACATGACATTCCTGTTTCTTGGAGACATCTCCGATCCTAGTATTATCGACAATATTGTCCAGTACGTCGAGCACACTAATAACATGTCTCTTCACAGGTTCGGTATGGGAGTTGATCGCCGCGGAGAACTAGGTGATGATAACGCTGATGTTCTCTTCTTCGAAGAAGAATGGAACAAGGACTGGTTGGACGATGTTCGATCGCACCTCCTTCAGAATCCAAACATAAAGACGGCGTTTGATGCTGCCCCGCAATTCGATATGTGGAGACCGCATCTTACTTTGGGTTTCCCAGAGACTCCGGCGAAAAAGGATACCAGAGAGAACCCGGGTATTCATTGGGTCCAGTTCGATAAGATCGCGGTTTGGACGGGAGATTCGACTGGTCCTGAATTCATCCTCAAGAGGCAGGATCTTGGCATGAGTGAGAAGGTTCAAGAATTCCTCTCTCATCACGGCGTCAAGGGCATGAAGTGGGGCGTTCGTAAGAGGAGTGGCGGTAAGAGCAGTAGCACTGCGCGGACCACGTTCAAGAAACCACCGAGGAAACTTAGCAATGAAGAACTTCAGAGACGTATTAAGCGCATGGAAACAGAGCGCAAGTATAACTCTCTCAATGCTGGGGATAAATCCAAAGGTAGGGCCTTTGTTGAAGAGGTGCTATCAAACTCTGGTCGCAAAGTGGCAAAGGGTGTCGTCACTGCTGCTGGTTTCGTGGCGGTTAAGACGCTTCTAGAAAGTCGTATCGGTAACGAAACACTTGCGACGGTGGCTAAGCGGCTCTAGATAAGGAGGTACTATGGCATTATCTAATACAGCAACTCCTTATCACTATGCCAAATTTCGTGACTCGGTTCTTCGAGGAGACATTCCTGTAAACAGGGAAATTTCTTTGGAGATGAACCGAATTGATGCGTTGATCGCAAATCCCAATGTTTATTACGATAATAGAGCTATTGATGGCTTCATTGCCTATTGCGAAAACGAATTAACGCTTACTGATGGCAGCGATCTTCATCTTTTGGAAAGCTTTAAGCTATGGGCAGAACAACTTTTGAGTTGGTTCTACTTCGTAGAGCGAAGCGTCTACACTCCAAATGAAGATGGTCACGGCGGTCGCTACGTCACTAAGATGATCAAGAAGCGTTTGACGGTAAAACAATACCTGATCGTAGCTCGTGGCGCCGCAAAGTCCATGTATGCCGCCTTCATTCAAGCGTACTTCTTGAACGTGGATACCGCTACAACGCATCAAATTACGACAGCTCCTACAATGAAGCAGGCCGAAGAGGTCTTGTCTCCATTGCGGACGGCCATCGTAAGAAGTCGTGGTCCTCTGTTTAAGTTCCTTACCGAGGGATCTTTGCAGAATACCACCGGTTCTAGGGCCCAAAGACAGAAGTTAGCATCTACCAAGAAGGGCATTGAGAACTTCTTGACCGCTTCATTGGTTGAGATTCGCCCAATGACCATTGCTAAGCTTCAGGGGCTTCGATGTAAGGTGGCAACAGTCGATGAATGGTTGTCCGGAGATCTTAGAGAAGATGTCATCGGCGCAATCGAGCAGGGCGCTTCCAAGTTGGACGACTATGTCATCGTTGCTATCAGCTCTGAGGGAACGGTTCGGAACGGTTCTGGCGATACCATCAAAATGGAACTCGCTGACATCCTTAAGGGAGACTACCAAGCTCCGCACATTTCTATTTGGCACTACAAACTTGACTCGGTGGAAGAAGTTGCCGATCCGAGCCTCTGGTTGAAGGCCAATCCGAATCTTGGTCGGACTGTTACCTATGAAACGTATCAGTTGGACGTTGAAAGAGCTGAGAAAGCGCCTGCCTCTAGGAACGACATCCTCGCGAAGAGGTTTGGTCTTCCTATGGAGGGCTATACGTATTACTTCACTTACGAAGAGACGTTGCCACATCGCCCGCAAGAATTCTGGAGCATGCCTTGCTCTCTAGGTGCGGACCTTTCACAAGGTGACGACTTCTGCGCGTTCACTTTCCTTTTCCCTATTGGAAATGATGCGTATGGAGTGAAGACTCGAAGTTACATCACATCGCTTACGTTGATGAAGCTCCAGGCCGCTATGCGGATCAAGTATGAGGAGTTCATTCAAGAGGGAAGCTTGCATGTGATGGAGGGCACTGTTCTTGACATGATGGAAATCTATGATGATCTAGATCGATTCATCATGCAGAACGAATACGACGTTCGTAGCTTTGGTTTCGACCCGTATAACGCCAAGACTTTCGTCGAAAGATGGGAAGCCGAGAACGGTCCTTACGCGATCGAGAAGGTTATCCAGGGCGCGCGAACAGAATCAGTTCCTTTGGGCGAATTGAAGATCCTAGCGGAAGAGCGAAAGCTCATCTTCGATCAAGCTTTGATGATGTTTGCCATGGGGAACGCGGTTACTTTGGAAGACACAAACGGTAATCGGAAGCTCCTTAAGAAGAGAGCCGACGAAAAGATTGATAACGTTTCGGCTTTGATGGACGCTTACGTAGCGTATAAGGCTTATAAGGAGGCTTTCGAATGAACGACGACGGCCATGAGAGAACGGGGAGGTGAAAATTGGCTTTTCTAGACGGCTTTAGACGAGTTTGGAATGCCTTCCGGAACCCTATTGTTGAGCCGACTCAGCTTACTTATGGCACAACGTCATATAATGGTGGGAGTTCTCCTTCCAGAAATCAATTGCGTATTTACAGCGATCGAACCATTGTTTCTGCTATTTACGCTAGACTTAGCATAGATGTTGCGGATATCAAGATCAAACACGTCAAACTGGACGAACAAAAGCGTTACGTCGAGGATATCGATAGCGCTTTTAATACTTGTTTGACACTTGAACCAAACATTGATCAGGCACCGAGAGCCTGGCGCCAGGACGCCGCGATTACGATGTTTGATAGGGGCTGCGCGGCTCTTGTTCCTGTCGATGCTATGTCCGAACCTGATGAAAACGGTTTCACTGACATTCTTACGCTTCGTGTGGCTGACATTACGGAGTGGTACCCGAAGCACGTTAGGGTAAATCTCTATAACGAAGCTAAGGGCCAACGGGAAGAGATTGTTCTTCCTAAGAATGCAGTGGCCATCGTTGAAAACCCGTTGTATTCGGTCATGAACGAGCCGAACTCAACCCTTCAACGACTGATCAGGAAGCTAAGTCTTCTTGACGCCGTAGATGAGCAATCGAGTTCTGGGAAGTTGGACATCATTATTCAGCTTCCGTATGTGGTTAAGTCGGAGATGCGAAAGCAGCAGGCGATAGCTCGAAGAGAAGACATCGAGCTCCAATTGCGTGGCAGTCAGTACGGCATTGCCTACATTGACGGCACTGAAAAGATTACTCAGCTTAATAGACCGGCTGAGAACAATCTTCTTAAGCAGGTAGAGTATCTTACCAATCTACTTTACAATCAGCTTGGTCTTACCGAAGAAGTAATGAACGGTACGGCTGATGAAGCGGCCATGATCAATTACTTCAACCGAACTATCTATCCGATCGTGGATGGGTTGGTTGAGGCAATGCAGAGAACCTTTATTGGCGCCGCTGGTGTTGCTAGGAATGAGGCTGTTAAGTCGTTCCGAGATCCATTTAAGTTTACTCCTGCTAGCGATCTTGCTGAGATTGCTGATAAGTTTACTAGGAATGAGATCTTGACAAGTAATGAGGTTCGAGGAATTCTGGGCATTGCTCCTCATCCTGATCCTAAGGCTGACAAGCTCATCAACAGCAACATGCCTCAACAACCATTGACTTCAGAAGTCGGGAACTTGGAAAGGATCCGTCAAAATGGAAGCAGCGGACTTCAGCGGGTGGGCGACTAAGTCGGGCATCAAGTGCACCGACGGTCGTACCATCATGCCTGGAGCGTTCGAACATCAGGATCAGATGACTGTGCCGCTCGTTTGGCAGCACGGCCACAATAGTCCTGAGAACGTGCTGGGCCACGCTATTCTTCAGGCACGGAAGGACGGCGTTTATGCTTACGCCTTCTTCAACAAGAAGGGCCGTGAGAAGGCTGCCGACGCTGTCGAGCACAAGGACATCACTAAGATGTCTATTTGGGCAAACCAGCTCGTCGAGCGGGGCGGCAAGGTTCTTCGAGGGGCTATTCGTGAGGTTAGCCTTGTTCTCGCTGGTGCCAACCCTGGCGCTGTGATTGAGAACGTGACCATCCAGCATAGTGACGGTAGCTCCGATATTTCGGATGACGACGTCATTATCCATACTGGTCTGGACATTGAGTACGAGCAGCCGCCGGATCCGGATTCCAAGGATGACGAGGAAACGACCCTCGAGCATGCCGATCCGGATGATCAAACTGTCTCGGACGTTATTGAGACTATGACCGATGTGCAGAAGAACGTTCTTCACTACATGGTTGGCCAGGCTCTTGCTTCTGCGGGCGATTCTGGCGACGGTAATAACGCAGAGCATGGTGACACCGACAAGAACGATACCGATAAGGAAGGTACCCAAACGATGTCTCGGAACGTTTTCGAGAAGGACGACAAGAGCCAGCAGGCGGAAGAGCCCGTTCTTTCTCATGATGCCATGCATGGCATGTTCGCCGCTGCCACCAAGGGTTCTGGGGCGAGCTCTCTGAAGCAGATCGTCGAAGATTACTGCCTCGAGCACGGCATCAACGACATCGATCTGCTGTTCCCGGAGGCTCGTGCCCTCACCACCACGCCCGAGTTCTTCGCTCGGCGCATGGAGTGGGTGAACAAGGTCCTTGGCGCCGCCAAGAAGTCTCCGTTCTCCCGGATCAAGTCCTGGTCTGCTGACCTGACGTTCGACGATGCTCGGGCCAAGGGTTACATCAAGGGCAACATGAAGAAGGAAGAGTTCTTCGGCGTGTCGCGTCGGATTACGACTCCTCAGACCATCTACAAGAAGCAGCAGCTGGATCGCGACGACATCATCGACATCGCCGACTTCGACGTCGTGCAGTGGATGAAGGGCGAGATG